GCACTCCAGCCAGTTTCTTTTTCTAACCATTGTAAATTAAATGGTTCAGTAAAACGACCTAGTTCTATATGTATTAAATGTGATAAATCCTCAGGTTGTTTGCGACCTGTTTTGATTTCCCATAGCTCATACCATTGACCGTCCATAATTTTGACGCAATCAGAGCCGCCTATAAATCCAGTTCTATCCATAATGTGTTCTCCTTGTTTCTATTATACACTATTTGTCCACAACATCAAGCTCATATTTCTTTAAATCTTGATTTGTGAGGTTAGTAGCCGCTAAAAGTTTACTGCGCATGATGCCATTTTTAATATAACTTTCTGCTATTGGTTCACTATTGCGCACACGTTTCTCCATAATCTTATAAGTATCTAGTTCATAGATTTCTGTTGGGTCTACTGGTACATCTGGTGCAGATTTTTTGGTGCAATCAATAAATGTTTTGACAGTAGGCCATGTGCGTGCGCCATGATTGGCGCGTATCTTAGCCTCGACACGCTCGAGCAACGAATTAAGTTGGTCTGGTGTTACATAAGCCGCGATATTTGCGTTAACATCTTTAACAATAAACGTAAGTTCTTCTCTAAGAGAGTCATCATCCATCCTAGATGGTGGCTCATACCTCTTGAGAAGCCCCTGTACCCACCTTCCGATAGTATTTGTACGCTCAGTATAGTTCATGTCTTTCCCCTTCTCTATGGAGCTGTTTAGCCATTGTTCTTATTATGTTTGATGTAAAACTTGCAGAGTTCAATAACGACTGAAGCATTGCCCATTCTACGTTTGCGCTTGAATTGAAATTCTTGTTTGATTGCTTTGAACATTGCTACGACATCACTTGATGTCATTGTAAATATGATTTTACTTTTTGACACGTTCTAAATCTTTTTGTTAATCAACAAAGGAAAGCTAAGAATATTATCTAGTCTTTCTTTGTTTGTCTCTTCTCGAAGGTCTTCGATGTCATCTTCCCATCTCTCTCCGTTTAACCAAGTAGATGCATGGGGTATGTACTTCTTAGGTGTGCCATTAGATTTCATTGCGTTAGCAAATTGTTGTGCCGCTGTTATGATGTCATACTTGTCAGCTATTTTGCACGCTTTGAAGAAAGCATAACGTGCTGTCTTCTTTTGCACACGCTTAGGATATACTTCCCAAAATCGAGTGAAGTCTAACTCATCAGGTGACTGTGTGTCACACAAAGTATCTAGTTCTTTATTAGTATAACTAATAATCTTACTCTCTTTGTGTGACTGTGTGTCACTACTCTTGTCTTTCATGTGTGTTCTCCAATGGGCAAGTGAGGTCGTAAAGTGTGGTGTTGCCCTTGCATCCACGCTCTCGATGTAAAAATTTATTATCTTCTAGGTAGTTAATGCAACGAATAACTGTACGACTAGATAATCCTGTTCTCTTTGCTATACCTTGAATAGATGGATAGCATACCCCATCTTCATTCACATAGGAAGCAAGAATTATATAGACATATTTAGCCAACGCATTATTTACTTGCGTTTTGCAAATATTTAATGCTAGTGTATTGGCATATAGTGGATATCTTTGAAACTCCTTATACATTGATGTGTTCTCCAACCAGTAATGTATGACCCTCGACCTGCCATGAGGTCGGGGGTTTTTTAATCCCAATCAGGTAACATCCAGTTACGTTCTTTCTTTTTTGGTTCATCTCCTTCTGGGAAATATTCATAGACTGCATACGTCTTGCCATTGTATGTATGCATATCAGTTGTAATAGTCATACCTTCTTCTCTAAGCATATGTATAACTGCCGCTAATCTAAAGCAGCCAAACTTCTCGAGTGCATCGAGTGGTGTAATCCTGTTACCTTCTTCTAGGTAGGATTTAATCTGGGTCTTTTGTGTTGCTTTTGCCATGTTCTCCAACTAACTCCGCAAACAAATCTCCGTCCATGATAACAAGCGTTTGCGGTTTGCCTGTTCGACGTTTGTAAAAGGCTATGTCTCTGCCTTCTAGTACTTTGTAAGGGCTAGGGAAGTTAGACTTATCCCTGTACTTTACCTCACCTACTAAGTCTCTGCCTACCATAGACAGATGTATATCTCCTGACCATTCACCGCCAAGCGCACCTGATAATGGTACGCGTTTAGCTTTAATGCCTACTTTTTCGATGAGCCATTTGACAAACCATTTTTCATGGTAACTTCCCTTTGACTTATTGTTGTTTGCCATGTGTCCCTTTCATAACAATCTAAACATATAAAATAATGTTTAGTTGGTTTATAACTATGTAGAATAGCAACAAACCATTCAGTTCTAACACCGCAGGCTTCACAGTCAGCGGTGTTTGATTTCATTCTCTGCTTTAACGACTTCGATTTTGCAACCAAGTGAGTCCACCCAACACGATAGCATGAACCCACTTGGTATGCGCTTGTGTTGCTCCCATTTATGTATCAAAGAATTAGTAACACCTATCATAGACGCTAATTGTTCTTGACTTATTTTCTGTTGATGCCGTTCAATAACTAATTGTTCGACTAAAGATTTGTACTGAATACTCATTTAGTCTGGTATGTTATAGACATGGTGTTCACTAGTCAAGTTAATTTATTATATTCTGTTATAATAAAGCCATTCATCAGCTTCTTTATCTAAAAGAGATGGGTCATCAAACTGAACATTATTTGGTAAATACCATAAATTGTACTGCAACATTCCTATAATAATTCTTTTTTTCAGAAAGAAATTAATCTTTTGTTTTTTTAACCTTTCTTCTTCTTCTTCTTTTTCTTTGTTAAACATTACTTACACACGAAATAAAGGTTTACAATTTTTATAAGACTTTTTTGTACGCCTTAAATTTCTGCCTATGGGAATTGTGTTGTAATATTTTCTAGGCTGATATGGGTTTACATCTTCATAAGTTACAGGTTTTACTTTTCTTTTGGGTTTTATCTCTGTCATTAGTCAAGCCCATCATCATCTAAAAATTCAAATCTATGTAGAAGTGTACAATAACCTACAATATCTGTTAAAGTATCTTCTGTTATTTTAAATTTACAACGTGTTACTTTAACTAGCATCATCATTATTGCTACATCTTTCATACGAAACTTGTATCCTCCAGTATAGTCAGTCCACATATTAGCAATGTCAGTAAAGTTATTAGCGGCATCACCATACTCTTCATGCCTATCACCATAGATAATTGAATGTGCTTTTTGCAAAAACTCTTTTGATTTACCAGCTTTGCTACTTGCAAAAACTGCATCTTCTAATGATACAGTTTCTTCTGCTACTGGATTTAAACCTTTTTCATTTACTAAATTAGCAAGGTCGTGTTTCATTCTATCTAAATCAGATAGGTCTTTTTCTATTTTTTCAATCTTCGATTTCATAGTATCCTCCTTGGCAATTTTGACAGGGTTCTTCCCTGTATTGTGGTGTATACATACCAGCAACACCGTAATCTGATGCCGCGTGGTGTCTTATAGGGCTGTAATAGTTATCAACTGTTCCAGTCCCGTTGCATTCACTGCATTTAAAGTGAGTTATTGTAGACATAATTCCTCCCATTCTTTTGATTGTAGTGCTGACTTAACTAAATTAGTACGCTCAACAGATGTATTATGTGGACTACGAGACATACGTCTACCTGTATTGTCAGTAAAATCTGTATGCGTAGACCAGCTTGTTAAGCAATTATATAATGCCCACTTAGTATTACCTAGGTCTTGAGTGTGGTCATGATATAAACTCATTAGGTTCTCGAGTTGACGCTCGTTGTTTTTCTTAATGCTCGAGTGTGTTTTCTTTTTAACAAGTTTAGATTTAAAGAATTGTTCTACATAATCATCTGAAATATATTGATTAGCATATGTATTCCAAATAGACTCTTTATCTTTGAATGTATCTAGCTGATTAACAATATGATTAGCAGTTGCATCTACATTAACACGACTTGTATGCTTGAGAGAGATGCGTGCTAATGGGTCAGGAAATGTCATACCATTGAGGCACACAAGACGTAAGCCATCCGCTGATATGCAATACTTCCAAGCCGCATCATGACTGCTAAACATTTGTATTCTAAATTGAGAAACGTCACGCAACTGAGTCGGTGAGTTTGTAACCTCGAACTGTAAGTCAGGAAATAAAACGTCAACCTTTAGCTTGCGACCACCTTCATACACAGTAATCTTCTCATTGTAATCACTTGTAATATCAGATGTCTTGATAGCTGACATAAGATTGTCTACGATTTGGTCGTAGTTAATAGGCGTGTAGCTATTGCTATGCCTACCTAATATTTGATTGGTAACTGGATGGGTGAGTACTTTCATGTCTGGTATCTCAGTACCATCATCAAGATATGCTTTCCGTTCTTCGACCTGAAAGCTATGGTCAGGGGTAATAGTATCTAACATTATGTATTCTCCTTATATTATAATGCAATTAACTAGCTAGATAGTCAAGTAACTAGTTGATTTTATTCAATACTTTTCAAATGTGCAAACGTAGTACAAATTTGCTTGGAACGTAGCGAGCAAGCCCGTCATATCCCAGTTGGGCGTAATGTTTTGGCCCACCCCCATGACAGGTCTCTCGATTAGATGCCGAAACCTATCAGTAGTATGCCTACTACGATGATGCATAAAGCTATCATTCCAATTATATCCTGTACCATGATTGCTACCTCAAAGATAAATGATAGGTAGACTCGAAAGCCTACCTATCTAGGTTGATTTATGATGCTCTATACTTTGACATCTTGGCATCAACCTCTTTGTTTTCCTCAGGTGTGAGGTGATTAACTTTAGCTGAAGTAGAAGGTTTGTTTGTCCACTCTTCGCCATGTAAATCTTTGAACACTGCTAAATCTGCTTCATGGTCTTGCTTAATTATAGCAAGAGTTTCTTCAGCTTGCTTAAACCATTCACTAATGGTTTCTGCTTTAGTAATGTTTCCATTGTCTCTAGCTGTATCATGGTCACTTACTAATGCAGGTAGTCTGGTATTTTGATACCAATTCAGTAAATTGTAACTTTTGTAACATGAATCTTGAGACCTTTTTCTGTAAAGCCAGCCATCCTGTTCGACTGAGCTTGTACTTCCGTATTGAGCTACTTCCAGTTTATGTTTAATTAAATCTTTCAATGTATTTCTCCTTATAATAGACGGAGTTTATCTCCGTACTTAGGATTGACAGACATATTACATCTGGCAAGGATGCAATGAAGAACTAACAACACCATACACGCAACCAGTATTATACACAGAACTGTGCAACAACCATCTTGCAATAGGAATTGCGGAGGGTCCGCTTGCGGAAACCGTCATTCCTATTTCAAGACCAGATGGGATGTGTCAGACAAGACACGGAGATAAATGCAGACTATTCTAAGGAAGAGAAATACAGCCAGAAAGATTTATGCAAAACATCAACGCCAGAAGTAGGTCAATCGGAATACAGGGAAGGAGACAGGAACTTGGGTGGATTTACTTGAAAAAGTCTCCCTTGTAATATGCTTGTAATATGTGTGCAATTTCCCTGTATTGGCTCTCATAACAGGTCTATTTGAGGAAAATGTAAGGTAAATGCATATTGTGAGTTGACAAGTGCATTTAACTAAAACTATCTGTGAAGGGGGAGAGGTAAGGAGAGGGGGTTGTTCCTGATGATACCTATAAGTAATAGAAAACTAACAAGAAGACAGATAGCTTTAGTTGATGCATATGTAGCAAATGGCGGGAATGTCACACAAGCCGCTAAAGAAGCTGGATATGCAGAGGGAGATTCGGGCAGAGTCAGCGCACAAAGGGCTTTGAAGACTGCCCATGTCAAACAACACCTTATGCAAGTAGTAGCAGAGCAGTTCAGTAGACATGCTCCGATGGCATTGGGTCAGTTAGCTGGCCTTAGTAAGGGTGCCAAGAGTGAGTATGTGCAATTAGAAGCGAGTAAAGATTTACTTGACAGGGCAGGTTTCAAGCCCATTGACCGCAGTCAGGTGCAAGTGGCTGGTGACATTCGCGTGAGTATAGACCTGTCATGAGAGGGTGGGGGGTCAAAACATTGCGGTCACTGTGAGTTACTCCTCCACCGCTAGCATTTTTCTTGTGAAAGGTTCGATATGAGTTTTATTAGTACGATAAGCAGTCAGGATTTAGATATACTTCGTAGGATAGTTAAGAAGGTAAATTTTGTTCATTTTCCTAAAGATTTTGTAACGGATTACGAGGCTGACAAGTTTATTGATACGCTGGCTCCAGCGACTGTAGAGAGGTTGTTGAAGGTTGGTATTGATAGTAAGGTAGCTGATAAGTGATAGATTTTAAGTACAAGCCTGATGGCGAGACTTTAAAAGCTTTTATGAAAGACGATACATTTTTTCGTGGCATCAGGGGGCCAGTTGGTTCTGGTAAATCTGTTGGGTGTTGTGTTGAGGTATTTCGCAGAGCCTTGGCGCAAGAGAAGGGTAAGGATGGTAAGCGTAGAAGTCGGTGGGCTATTATTCGTAATACCAATCCCCAGTTACGAACGACGACAATTAAGACTTGGTTAGATTGGTTTCCCGAACATGAGTGGGGTAAGTTTAATTGGTCTGTTCCGTATACTCATAGAATATTAAAGGGTGATTTAGACCTTGAGGTTATTTTTTTAGCCCTTGATAGGCCAGAGGATGTAAAGAAACTGTTGTCTTTGGAGGTCACAGGTATTTGGATTAACGAGGCTAGAGAGTTAGGTAAGAGTATTATTGATGCGTGTACAATGAGAACAGGTCGTTTTCCTTCGATGCGCGATGGTGGCCCTACTTGGTCAGGTGTTATAGCGGATACTAACGCACCAGAGGAAGACCATTGGTGGCCTATTATGTCTGGTGAGGTTCCGATTCCAGACCATATTCCTCGAGAGCAAGCGAAGATGTTGGTTAAACCTACGAACTGGAGGTTTTATACTCAGCCCTCTGGTATGAATGAGGTAAAGGATGAGGATGGAGAGGTTGAGAAATATGAGCCTAATAAAAAGGCTGAGAACGTAAAGAATATGTTAGACAGTTATTATCCTAATCTTATACAAGGTAAGACTAAAAGCTGGATAGATGTGTATGTAATGAATAGGCTTGGTACTATTCAAGATGGAAAGCCTGTATATT